TCTCAACAAGCAATTGCAGGTTTTGAGTCTATCTCTCTTTCAAGTGGTTCTACTACAGCTTTAGTTATGAGTAATGCATCTATTTCTACTGCTAGAAATATGGTAATTAAATTTGCAACTATTACTCTTTCGGGTGCAACAACAGTTACCATACCAGACTCTATAGAAAAATTTTATATATTTGATTGTAGATTAATAACTAACCCAACAAACCTTACTATTAAAACTGCATCAGGAACTGGATTCACACTAGATGCTTCAAAAATTTATGCAGCCTATGCTGATGGTACAAATTTAAACGAAGTATCCTTAGATACTTTAGGTGGCACAATAGCGACAGCTTCAATTGCTGATGATGCAGTTACCAGCGCAAAAATTGCTGATGATGCAGTGGTCAGTGCAGCCATCGCTGATAATGCTGTTTTGACCGTAAACATTTCTAATGCAAATGTGACCACAGCCAAAATAGCGGATGATGCAGTAACTGCAGATAAGTTACAAAGAAAATTTACAATAAGCACATCTTCTCCTTCAGGAGGTAGTGATGGAGACATCTGGTTTAAATATTCAACATAGGAGTTTAGATGGCTAATACCTATGCTAAGGTTTCAGGAACATTTCAAGAAATAGAAAACGCTTACGGCAAAGTATCGGGTACTTGGCAAGAAGCAGATGAAATATATGCAAAAGTATCGGGTACTTGGCAACTAGTGTTTGTAGCATTTACAGCTACTTCATTTTCAACACTAAGTTCTGGTTCTGGAACATTTTCAGTACCTAATGGTGCTAACGCAATTCATATACAAGCTGGAGTAGGTGGAGGAGGTGGTGGCCTTAGAGGTGTAGACTATGATAAGGCTGGTGGAGAATCTGCTGGTTCTGGTGGAGGTTCAGGAGCTTTTGTATCTGATAAAATATTTAGCGTTGTACAAGGAGAAACTTTAACATATGCAGTAGGAAGTGCAGGAACTGCAAATCAGGGAGGATATAGTAATAGTGGAGGAAGTAACGGGGGAACCACAAGTTTATCTGGATCTACTACAGGAAGTATTTTTACTTTGACAGGAGGAACAAAAGCAACAATAACTTCTAACGGAGGTGTTCAAGGTCCTTTAAGACAAAACACTAATGGAGTTGCTGGTACAGCTACTATTTCTGGAAGCTCAATTACTTCAGGAACATTTAAAAATTCTAGTGGAACCACTGTAAATGTAACCTCAAATACATCTGGTCCTGTTGGATCATTTAATCAATCTGGTAATGGAGCTAATGGTACATTAAAAGGAAACTGTGGTGGAGATAACTGTGCAATAACTGGAGGAGATGGAGGTGCTTCTTTTAGTGGTAATATAGCTGGAGGAAGTGGAGCCCCAGGTGTCTCAAACGGGACAAGAGGTTCTGGTGGTGGTGGAGGTTCATCGAATAATGGTGGAGGTCCTACTCCTTCAAACGGTGGATCAGGTCAAATTATTTATAGATTTATTAGAGTTCAATAATTGTTTTTAAAACCAAAAAAAATAATATTAAATTCTTTAATTGCGCCATATAAATTAAAAGATATTAAACCTAATCAATCTAATAATAATCAACAGCTTATAGATCAACTTGAAATTGATATAAAGCTAAACGGCTTATTATGTCCATTAGTTGTTAATAATGGTGTATTAATTGATGGTCACCATAGATATGAAGCAATAAAAAAATTTTGTACAGAAACTCTTGTTTATGTGGTAAAAAACAAAGATATGGGAGAAGTATTATCAAAAATAAATAGTTATATTTGGTTTGATTATATAGGTAATTTAAATGCCTAATATATCTAAATGGTTTGGTTATCCAATTTATATAACTAAGTTAGAAAACTTTGAAGAAATTAATAAAAAGATTGTACCAATAATACTTAGAGATATTACTCCAACCAATTCTCAATACTCAACAACTACAGATATAAAACCAAAAGAATTACAAACAATTGATGATAACCTTCATACTGATATAAGATTTAAAGAATTATATAATGAACTATCAAAAGTAATACAAGATTGTTTATCTGCACAAAAATATAATTTAGATTTGCTTGAAGCATATATCACAAAGTCTTGGGCAACTCTATCAGTCAAAGATCAGTTCATATCTTATCACAGACACATGAGTAGTCATTTTAGTTTTGTCTACTATCCTCAAGCTTATGAGCAGGGTAATCTTTTTTTACTTGATGATGACGCACATAAGGTTGGATTAAACGTACCAAAAAGAGATCCGTATTTCACAGAGTGGAACCAAAGTAATTATGGTAAAGCTGAGTATCCTGCAGAAACTGGTAATGTTATTATATTTCCTTCTATGATGTTTCACGAAACTGGAAAGAACACAAAAGATGTACCACGAATATCAATATCAGGTGATATAATGTTAACTATGAAAGAAGGTATTAAATCTGAACATAATATACCTTCCCCTGCGACTTGGATGAAGCTATAAAATGATGTAAAATGGCTTATGCCTTTAAGAAATGTAAGAATAGCCCCAGGTTTTAATAAAGCTGATACTCCTTCGGGAGCAGAAGGACAATGGATTGATGGAGATTTTGTAAGATTTAGATATGGCCAACCAGAAAAAATAGGTGGTTATACAGCTATTGGTCAAGAAACAATTGCAGGACCAACACGTGCTCAACACACTTGGACAGATTTAGAAGGTAATAGATATGCAGCACTTGGTTCTTCAAAGGCCTTATATATTTATTATGAAGATAAATTTTATGATATTACACCTTTAGCAACTGCTATAACAGGCGCAACTTTTACATCAACAAACGGATCAAATACTGTTACTGTGAATAAATCTACTCATGGTTTAGATGTTGGAGAATATATAACTTTTACTTCTGTGAGTTTACCTGGCGGTGGAGCAACGGGTTATACTACAGGTGATTTTCAAGATTTTACTTTTGAAATTTTAACTGTTCCAAATGTTAATTCTTTTACGGTTCAAATGAAAACAAATGAGTCGGGAACAGGTATGACTGCAGCAGGATCTGCAAGTATTAATCCTTATGAAGAAATTGGTCCAACAATTCAAACCTACGGTTATGGTTGGGGTACAGGAACCTGGAGTAGAGGAACATGGGGTTCTGCTACAACAAGTTCCACAGTTATACTTGATCCTGGAACATGGTCATTAGATAATTTTGGACAACAACTAATAGCAACAGTAAAAGATGGTAAAACATTTACTTGGAATCCTGGTGTCTCGAATCCTTTAACGGTTAGGGCTACAGTTATGACAGGAGCTCCAACAGCATCAAGATTAACAATAACTTCAGACAGAGATAGGCACGTTGTTCATTTTGGAACTGAAACAACTATTGGAGATTCGACCACACAAGACCCAATGTTTATTAGATTCAGTGATCAAGAAAACTATAACGTTTATCAGCCAACATCAGTAAACACAGCAGGAACATTTAGACTTGATACAGGTAATAAAATTGTAGCCGCCGTATCTGGTAAAGACTATAATTTAATTTTGACTGATCAAGCAGCGTACACAATGCAGTTTGTAGGTCCACCATTTACTTTTTCTATAAGACAAGTTGGTTCTAACTGTGGATGTATTGGTCAACACGCTACTGTATATGCAGATGGTAAAGTGTTTTGGATGGGAGCAGGTGGAGGTTTTTTTGTATTCGATGGTACTGTTAAATTACTTCCATCACTTGTAGAAGATTTTGTATTCACGACTACCGGAACAAATGTAGGAATAAATTATTCTTCTAACGAAATTATATATGGTTCACATAATTCTTTATTTAATGAGATTGTATGGTTCTATCCTTCTGGTACACCATTAGGAAATCCTGCTGTACAAAACAACAGAACTGTAGTTTACAATTATGTAGAAAATACTTGGTCAACGATGACACTTGCTAGAAGTTCATATGCAGATGCAAGCACTTATGATGTACCTTATGCAACAGAGTATGATTCAACAGGCACACCGACAATTGCAAATATAAGTGGTGCTACAAATACTTTTGGTGCAACAACTTATTACGCTCATGAGGTAGGTAATAATGAAATTTCTTTAAATGGTACAGAGACAGCAATACCTGCATACATTCAATCAGGTGATTTTGATTTACCTACAGAGGGAGATGGACAATTTATGTTAAGACTAAGTAGATTTTTACCCGATTTTAAAAATCTTCAAGGTAATGCAGTAGTTACAATTTTCTTAAAAAATTTTCCAATTGACTCTGGAGCATCTTCTCAACTTGGTCCTTTTACAATCAATGCTAGCACACAAAAAATAGATACCAGAGCTAGAGGAAGACTTGCAAATATTAAAATACAAAATACTGCGGTAGATGAGACTTGGAGATTTGGAACATTTAGAGCAGACGTAAACCCAGATGGAAGAAGATAATGGCTAAGATAAACGTATATGTACCAGAACCGCCCCAAGAATATAGTGTAGAAGGATTTAGACAAATAAACCAAGGGCTTGCAACGATTGAAAATCAATTAAATACTTCATATCAACAGGACTTGAAAAACGAACAAGATTCGTTTAATTACTTTATGCAATGACAATAAGATATAAAAGCGAAACATTTGATTTAACAACTACTAACGTTACACCTGTATTAACGTGTCCTAGTGATGCAACTATTATTGTCAAAAGCATACAAGCTGTACATGATACTTCAAGTAATGTGGATACTCATGCTTTAGTAACAAAATCAGGTGGATCTGCTGTAAAAATATCTTACGAAGAATTAAATAAGGCAACTGCAAATATGGTTAAAGGATCTTTAAATCTAGAAGCAAGTGATGTTTTATCTATGCAAGCAGGAGCAGCTAACGAGATCACAGGTATTGTAAGTTATGCTTTGATTGATCGTTCACAGGAAAATGGCTAAACAAAAATTTACACATTTTGTACCAAGGGATAAACCAAAGAAAAGACCTAGAAGGCATACAAAAAACCCAAATAAAAAAAAGAAGTTGCAACACAACAAAAAATATAATAGACAAGGACGGAGACAAAAATGAGTGATATAATTAAATTACCAGCAGAAGCAAAAGAAATAGTCAAACATAAAAGAACAGGTAAAATTTATGCTGATAAAGCTGAGTTTGATGCTGATGTTGCTGACCCTAATACTGATACTACTGCTGATGACTTTAGGCAAGACCTCGAAATTAAAGTTACTAGAGTTACTATGGGAGCAGAAACCAAAAAATAATGCAACCCCGAGGCGCAACCGAAATTCAAATGGAGATGCTGAGTAAGCATGTTTCAAAAGATTTATTAGACCAATTTCAAATCTGCACATCCATACCAGGTAAAGTTCCAATAGACCCAAGTAAGATAAACATATTATGGCAAAAAAATTCTTGGGATCAAAATAATCTACAATCTTTTTTCAGAGATAAATCAAGACATAACGATTATGATTGGTATGTGTTTAATAGTCATTGGAATTATGAAAAGTTTAGATATTTTTTTGATATACCTACTGAAAAATGTATTGTAATAAAAAATGGGATAGATAATTTTCCACAAAGAAAAATATACAAAAAGGGTGATCCAATTAAACTTATACATCACTGTACACCTTGGAGAGGATTAAATGTTGTACTTCGTGCAATGCAAGAAATAAAAAACCCTAATATTATATTAGATGTTTATAGCTCTTCGCAAGTCTATGGGGATGAGTTTAAAAAACGTAACGAAGACCACTTTAAAGATTTATATGAACAAGCAGAAAAATTACCTAATGTAAATTACATTGGATACAAACCAAATGAATATATTTTAGAAAAAATGCCAAGCTATGATATGTTTGTATATCCATCTATATTTGAAGAAACTTCATGTGCTTCAGCTTTAGAAGCATTAGCTTCTGGAGTTCATGTAATAACAAATAACTTTGGAGCGTTATATGAAACATGTGCTGAGTGGCCTGTATATGTTAACTATTCTACTGATTATGAGAGCATGGCAGTAGCTACCGGTAATGCTATAGAAGTTGCAGCAAGTTATTTACATGAGGATTTTATACAAGAACATTTGGAAGAACAACAAAAGTTTTACAAAAGATTTTATAGTTGGAAGAAAAAAGGAATGGAATGGACAAGCTTTTTGAAAGGAGCCATAAGTGAAAGAAACAATAAATAGTGATACCTATCAAACACTCAAAGAATTAAAAGTAGACTCAAAACCATTTGATAAAGCAATTGAGCCTTTATGGAAAAATAACAATTCAAAAGAAGAGATAAAACCTTACTCTATTTTTGTTGCTACACCTGTGCATAGTGAGTGTTCTATTCATTATACGCAAGCATTATTAGAATTACAAAAACTAGCTTTCCAAAAGAAAATAAAAATAAAATTTCAATTAATGAAATCTTCACTTGTTACGCAAGGTAGAAATCTTTGTGTAGCTGGATTTTTAGAATCTGATTTTACCCATATGTTATTTATAGATTCAGATATCTATGTTCAAGCAGAATCTATTTTAAAAATGATTGAGAGAGATAAAGATATTATATCTATACCATACCCCTTAAAAACAATTATGTGGGATAAGGCAATGGATAGAATTAAAGACAATAAAATAAAAAATACAAACGATTTGAAGAAAGCTTTTAATACCTACCCTATGCGAGTATCAGATGATAAAGATATTAGATTAGATAAGGGTGTGATGGAAGTAACCCATAGTCCTACAGGATGTATGTTAATTAAAAGAGATGTAATAAACAAATTGATTAAAGAATATCCAGACAAGGCTATAGTTCAAAAAACTGTAATAAATGGTGAGTATGTAGATAAGCCTCATATGTGGAATTTCTTTGATTGTATACATGACCCAGATACTAAAACTTATCTTGGAGAAGACTTCTCTTTCTGTAAACTATGGAAGGATATAGGTGGTAAATGTCATGCCTATATAGGAGATACTATTGTCCATGTAGGAGAGCATCAGTATGAGGGACGATTTGCTGATGAGTTGAAACCGACCAAGTAAAATGGTAATATTGTCTTAATTAATTAATTAGACTATGGACCCATTTACAATAGCACTAGCCACATTTGGCGTACAAAAACTTCGAGGTAAATCAACAAAAAGAGCATTAAGAGATGCTGCTTTATTAGCAGGAGGATCTTTTGCTTTTGGTAAATTAGCTGCAGCAGGTAATATTCCAGGTGTTACAGCAGGAAAAGGTTTTTTTGGTAATATTGGAACTGGTCAAGCTTTTAGTGGTATAAAAGGTTTACTTGGACAAAAAGCTGTTGAAAGTGAAGCAGCTAAAAATGC